CGCCGGCACATCGAGCGCGGAGCGCCGACGTCGGCCGACGGGCGGGTGAACCTGGTCTGCTACGCGGCATGGCTGGTGCGGGAATGCTCCGGGGACCGGGGCCGGTAGAAGGGCAACGAGCGGGGGCGCGCGTGTTGAAGCACGCCGCCCCCATGGGCAAGCACTTAGTGGAGTGCCTACCAATGGCAGAGAATCGGCAGAAAACGGCCGGTCGCACGAGGGAAAAACGCCCCGTGCGGTCGGCCCTGAGCCTGACGCAGCTGCGGTCGTATGTGACGCCCCAGGAGGCGGCGCGGCTGCTGACGTGTGAAGGCCAGCGCCCTGTGACGGCCGACGACGTGCGCCGCCTGATCGAACGCGGCGCGCCCGGGCGCGGCGGCAAGGTGCGGCTCGTGGACCTGATTGCCTGGATGGCCCGGGAGACTGAGGCACGCTGATGGCCGGTCCGCGTCTGGATCCTCGACACCTGAAGCCGGCGGACCTGGTGCGGCTGCTGAACGGCACGCCCCTGGGCGAGGTGCTGACCGAACGGCGTCTGTACCGCCATCGCCAGCAGGGCGGCCGCCGGATCGCCGGCGACGCCGAGGCCCGGACGGTGGACCTCCTGCGGTACGCAGGGTGGCTCTGCGAGCAGATCGACGGGCCACGGGCCGAGGCCGCGCCGTCCCTGGGGCCGCTCGCCGCCGAGGGGTACGAGGCCATCCGCGAGGAGGCCCGGTCCAGGCGGGCCGGGATCAGCCGCTCGGGCCGCGACATCGCGCCGCTGCCGGCCGTGGTCGATCCGGGCCGCAAGGAGAAGTGTCGCTACAACCTGAAGCTCTTCCTCGAGACGTACCACAAGGCGAGCTTCCCGAAACGCTGGAGCCGCAACCACCTGACCGTCATCGCCAAGGTCGAGCGGTTGATCCTGAAGGGCGGCCGCTTCGCTCTGGCGATGCCGCGCGGCGACGGCAAGACGACGCTCCTTCGCAAGGCCGCGGAGTGGGCGGCCCTGTATGGGCACTCACGATACATCTGCCTGCTGGCCGCCAACGGCCCGAAGGCCTCGCAACTCCTGGAACCGATGAAGACGAGCCTCGAGACGAACCGGCTCTACCGCGAGGACTTCCCGGAAGTCAGCTATCCGATCCGCCGCCTCGAGCGGATCGTCAACCGCAGCCGAGGCCAGCTCTACAACGGCGAGCCGACGCGGATCTCCTGGACGGCCGACAAGATCATCCTGCCGTCCATCCCCGGCAGCGCCGCCTCGGGCATCATCGTCACCGCCTGTGGTCTGGAGTCCGGCAGTGTCCGCGGCCAGTTTCACGAACTCGACGACGGAACGATTCTGCGGCCGACGCTGGTCATCGCCGACGATCCGCAGACGCGCGAGTCGGCGGGCAGCGAGAAACAGACCCAGGACCGTATCGACATCCTCAGCGGCGACGCCGGCGGCCTGGCCGGGCCGGGGGAGTCGATGTCGCTCTTCGCCCTGGTCACGATCATCTACCAGGGAGACCTGGCCGAACGGCTCACCAACCGCAAGGAGTCCCCGGCGTGGCAGGGTGAACTGATGTCCATGATGCCCGAGATGCCGACGACCGCGACCTTGTGGGACGAGTACGCCAAGCTCTGGGAGGAGAGTCTCGACCGTTACGGTGACATTCGCCTGGCCGCGGCCCTGTATCGACAGCATCGCTGTCAGGCCGCCTGCCGCCGCAAACTGGACCAGCAACGACCGTGCGGGGCCTGTCCGCACCGTGAAACGTGCATGGACGCCGGAGCGGTCGTCGCCTGGCCTGAGCGGTACGAGAAGAAGAAGGGCGAACTCTCGGCCGTGCAGCACGCCATGGACCTGAAGCTCGAGGACGAGGAGGCCTTCTGGGCGGAGTTCCAGAACAGGCCCAAGAGCCGCGACAAGGGATCGCCGCTGCAGACGGTCGAGCAGCTCATGCAACGCGTCAACGGCCTGAAGCGGGGTACCGTGCCGCTGGCGGCCGACAAGATCACGGCCTACATCGACGTGGGGGACCACGTACTCTTCTGGGTGGTGACGGCCTGGCGCGGGGACTTCACGGGGTGGGTGCTCGATTACGGCACGTTCCCGGAGCAGCGGCGAAGCCACTTCACGGCCGCCAGCGCGCAGCACACCCTGGACCGCCGCTACCCCGGTTTGTCGCGCGAGGCGACGGTGCAGGAGGGGCTCCTGGCCTGCATCGAGGAACTGTCGCGGCGGGAGTACGTCCGCGAGGACGCGGCGGTGATGCAGATCGGCCGCGGCCTGATCGACACGGGGCACCTGCAGGACGAGGTCTACGCGGCGATCCGCCGGAGCGGGCGCGGCGGCGTCTGGATGGCGGCCAAGGGCGTGGGCATCGGGGCCCGCAACCGCCCGGTCTCGGAGTTCCGCAAGGAAAGCGGCGGGCGGTACGGGTTCCACTGGTGGGTGCCGCCGATCCGCGGCAAGCGCGTCGCCCTGACGGTCAACATCGACACCAACTTCTGGAAGACGTTTCTCGTCAACCGCCTCGCGCCGCCGGTGTCGGAGGCGGCGGCGCTGTCGTTCTGGGGCCTGCGGCCGGCCGACCACCGGCTCTACTGCGAGCACCTGACGGCCGAGAAGCGGGAGACCGAAGAGGCCCGCGGCGGCACCCGCCGCGTGGACGTCTGGACCGTGCGACGCGGCGGTCGCGACAACCACTGGCTCGACTGCACGGTGGGCTGCTGCGTGGCGGCCAGCTACGAGGGCGTGAAACTGTCGGGCCTGGACGAGGAGCGCCGTCGCCGCGGCGGCCCCGGCCGGGACGCCAAGGGCGGACCGATGGTCTTGTCGGCAATCAGGCGACGCGGCGGGAGACACAGAGCATGAGTCCGAAACGGACCGACCGGGAGAAGGCCGAACGCAGGCGGCGTCGCGAGGAAGACGAGGGCCAGTCGCTGGAGGAACTGGCCGCGTCGGCGACCGAGGCGCGGGCGGCGGCCATGGAAGGGCTGGAGTGCCCGCGTTGCGGGTGCCGGGATTTTCGCGTGATCGAGACGGAGCGCTTGTACCACTGCATCCGGCGCCGCCGGGTCTGCCGCCGGTGCGGCTGGCGGACGACCACGGTGGAAAAAATGGCCGCTCCGGAGGCCGAAAACAACGCCTCCGAAAGATTTACCCCCACATATGGGGGTAAAAATAGAGCGGACTCGGATTCGTCTTGACCACTTCCGATAGCGGTCTAAAGTGACCTCAGACAAGTGAAACCCCCGAAGAACGCGGCCGACGGGTCGCGGGACCTCGGCAACGGCAACGCCGAACACGAAACCCCACCTTCACCTGTACAGGTGTGGAGGTGGGGTTTTTTCTTTGGGGGGTCGCCGCGGAGGACGCACCGATGCCCATCGACGACGAAGCACTGGCCGAAGCGCTGATCGAGCAGACGACGCGCCCGGCGTCGGCCTCGGCCGACGGCGTGTCGCGCACCAGCCACAGCATTCCGGACCAGATCGCGGGCATCCGGTTCGCCAAGACCCTGGCCGCACAGCGGCGCGGCGCAGGGTTCCGCATGCAGAAGCTCCGGCCGCCGGGGACTGTCTCGGGACTGTAGCATGGCCAAGAGCCGCACGACAACCTCTCGCAGGAAGGCCGCGACCGCGACGCGCAGGACGTCCGCGAAGCGCGCCCCGTCGCGCAAGGGCAAGGCCCGAACCTCCAGGATGCCGGCCGTGCGGCGCAAGCGGCGGCTGTCGCCGGGCGTGACCGTGATGCGGCGTCCGCACAAACGGCGTCGGACCCTGAGCCTGGATGACCGGATGCTCACCTGGGCGCTCGATCAGGTGGCCCGCAGCGGGTCGCCCCTGGCCCTGAGCGACGTTCGCGGCGGCCCAAGCCGGCGGTCCATCGCCGCCCGGTACGATGCGGCCACGACCTCGCCGGACAACGCGCGGCACTGGTCCATGGCCGACGGCCTGTCGGCCGACGCCGCGGCCAGTCATGCCGTGCGACAGGTCCTGCGGAACCGGGCCCGCTACGAGGTGGCCAACAACAGCTACGCCCGCGGCATCATCAACACTCTGGCCGACGACACGATCGGCACCGGGCCGCGACTGCGTCTGGACACGGGCGACGAGACGGTCAACCAGCTCGTCGAGCGAACGTGGCGGGCGTGGACACGCGAGGTCGGCCTGGCCGACCATCTGCGCCTGATGCGCAAGGCCAAGGCCACCGAGGGCGAGGCGTTTGCCGCCCTGATCACCAACGAGGCCCTGCGCCACGCCGTCAAGATGGACCTGATGCCGCTGGAGGCCGACCAGGTCACCAGCCCCGAAGGTCAGGCCGCGGCCGACAACATCGACGGCGTGCTGCTGGACCAGTGGGGACGGCCGAAGGCCTACCAGGTGCTGCGGACCCATCCGGGCAGCCAGACGGGTGCGTTGCATGAGTATTCGCTCGTGGCCGCCGAGAGCATGATTCACTGGTTCCGGCCGGACCGGCCGGGCCAGCACCGGGGCCTGCCCGAGCTGATGCCGTCGCTGGGCCTGTTCGCGCAGCTGCGCCGGTACACCCTGGCGGTGGCCGACGCGGCCGAGGCCGCGGCCGACTTCGCCATTGTCCTGTACACCGACCATCCGGCCGACGACGAGTGCGACTACATCAAGTCCCTGGACCAGGTGGACCTCGAACGCGGCCTGATGACCACGATGCCCGAGGGGTGGAAGCCCGAGCAGATCAAGGGCGAGCAGCCCACGACGACCTTCGAGATGTTCGTCCGGGCGCTATTGCGGGAGATCGCCCGCTGCATCGGCATGCCGTACTGCATCGCGGCGGGGGATTCCAGCGGCTACAACTTCGCCTCGGGCCGCCTGGACCACAAGACCTACTACAAGGGCATCCGGATCGAGCAGGAGCACATCGAGCGTGTGGTCCTGGACCGGATCCTCGTCGCCTGGCTGCGTGAAGCGGCACTGGCCGGGGTCGTCCCGGCGTCGCTGGCCGCTGCCGCGCTGCCAGAGCATCAGTGGTTCTGGGACGGCGACGAGCACGTGGACCCGGTCAAGGAATCCGTGGCGATCACCGAGCTGATGGCCCACGGCGCCACGGGTCTGCCGGAGGTTTTTGCGGGGTTCGGCCAGGACTGGCGCGTCGAGATGCAGCGCAACGCCGAGGCCCTGGGCATCACGCTTCCGGAGTACCAGGCCCTGCTCCGTCAGAAACTGTTCGGCTCGGCGTCGGCCGAGTCGAGCGAGCGGGCCCGGCGTCTGGCCGACCGCGACGAACCGCCGGCGGAGGAACCTGCCGAAGAGCCGCCTGCATCGCGGCGCACGAGCCGCGCTCGCAGCAAGAAGGAGGCTGTCCATGCGTAAGAGGCTCCCGATGATCGAGGCCGCCGATCCGGCCGCAAAGGCCGGCGACAGGGCGATGGGCATCGAGGCCTGCGCCGCCGTGGAGATTCAGGCCGCCGGCGAGGGCGAGGCTCCCAAGCGGCCCACGGTGAACCTGACGGCGTACACCGGCGGGATGCTCAGGCTGGCCGGATGGTACCGCCCGGTGGTGATCGACCTGTCGGGGCTGACGGCCGCCGACCCGGTGAACCTGTTCAGCGACGGCCAGGACGCCTTCCACTGCACGAGCATGGCCAACCTGGTCGGCCAGGCCGACGACGTCGCGATCTCGGCCACGAAGGTCACGGTCCGCGGCACGATCACCGGCGACCTGGACAGCTCCGCGTCGTCGGCGTCGCTGATCGTCGGCCATGCCCGCAACGGCCTGAAGAAGTTCCCGGTGTCGGTCGGCGTGCTGCCGCTGCGCGTCGAGGATGTGCAGCCGGGCGCGAAGGTGAAGATCAACGGCAAGTCGTTCACGGGGCCCCTGACGGTCTGTCGCGAGGGGCTGCTGCGAGAGATCAGTTTCGTAGGCGTCGGCGCGGATGCCGGGGCCTCGGGAAGCGTGGCGGCATCCGCCCATGTCAATGAAAGGAACAGAATCATGACGTTCGAACAGTGGTGCAGCGAGAAGGGCTGGGACGCCGCGGCCGTGGCGGCCATGAGCGACGCCCAGAAGTCGACCCTCCAGGCCGCCTGGAAGGCCGAGATCAAGGCCTCGGGTGCTCAGGACGACGGCGACGGCCAGGACGGCAACGCGGGCGGCAGCGGCCAGCCCGTGCCTCCGGCCGCCGGCAGCCCGCCGCCGGTCAACGCCTCGGGGCAGGGCGACGACGACGCACTGCGCCGGCATCGCGAGATGCTGGCGGCCGAGCACGACCGCGTGGCCGCGATTCAGACCCTGTGCGGCTCGGGCCATTCGCAGATCGCCGCCCAGGCCATCCGCGAGGGATGGACCTCCGAGCGGACGGAGCTGGCCGTGCTGCGGGCCTCGCGGCCGACGGCCCCGCAGATCATGGCCGGCGGCGCGATGCCTCAGGGCGTGACCCGCTCGCAGCTGATCGAGGCCTCGCTCTGCATGGCCGCGGGCCTGGCGAACCTGGAGAAGCGGTTTGCCGACCCGGTGCTCAACGCGGCCGCCGACCGGTACCGCGGCGGGCTGCATCTGCAGGAACTGCTGTTGATGGCGGCGGCCGAGAACGGTTACGTCGGCCGGCACCGCATCACCAGCGACATGATCACGCCGGTTATCCAGGCCGCCTTCTCGACGGGGTCCCTGAGCGCCATCCTGTCGAACGTCGGCGGCAAGTTCCTGCTCGAGGGCTTCAACTCCATCGAGCAGGCGTGGCGCGAGATCGCCGGCACGCGGCCGGTCAACGACTTCAAGGAGACCACCGCCTACCGGCTGCTGGCCACCGGCACGTTCGAGAAGGTCGGCCCCGACGGCGAGGTCAAGCACGGCACGCTCGGCAGCGAGTCGTTCGCCAACAAGGCCGACACCTACGGCAAGATGTTCGGCATCACGCGGACCGACATCATCAACGACGACCTGGGGGCCTTCACGCAGGTGCCGACCGATGTGGGCATCCTGGCCGGCAAGACCCTGAACGTCGTCTTCTGGACCGAGTTCCTGAACAACGCGGAGTTCTTCACCACCGACCGCGGCAACTACCTGGCCGGGGCCGGCA